TTGGCCATAACTATGGCTTAGCGGCATCCTTTGGGGCCTCAGACGCTGCCAGAGGAAAACCAGCGCACGGGTGGGGAAATTTCCCCAATGGCCTCCGATACCGCCCGTTTGCTGGCATCTTCCTTGCTTTCAGATGCTGGCTGTGTTGGCCTAGATGGCCTCAGCCGTAGCCTATCTGGGGTTTCTTGGCTGATCATTAGAACGATGAAAAGAAACGAAGAATTCATGGGCGAACCTCCTAAATCAGCCATGAAAATTGTTGAGCCGGGAACCCATCAAACTGGCTGAAGGCAAAAACTTCATCACGGCACATAAAGTCCATATCTTTGGACGTGATCCAGAAACCGCCAGGCGGCTCGTTAAAGCTTCCAGCCGGTTTCCCATGAACATCAGGCCCCCAGCTGTTGAGGATATAAAACAGGTCGCCAAGTTCTGGATGGTCTAGCCAGCCTATGCAGCACATCTGGTGGCCCCAGCTATCGGTTCTGGGTGCCAGCCTTACTGGTGGGGTTCCTTTGGTTGGTGGTACTAAAATAGCAGTGCCAAACATCGAGGCGCACGTTAGCGGGTAGTAGTTCCTTAAAGCCGCCTTGGCTTCTTCGCTGTTTTTGATTTTTGCCGCTGTCTTTACGATGTGCTTTCTGCTGATTTCTAAATATTTGTTGCTGATCTTAGCCCCATCCGACCATTGCATTTCGGTTTTATACCCGTAACAGATTCCATCCTTGGTGTTTGGTTGCGGTAAGGTTGTCTCGTTAGAAGGAAGAATTCCTTCCCTTTTCATGGCCTCGGCTGCTGCGCTACCAAAGCTGCCTTCCCCCTGCCCTCTCATGCCTGCTATCTCACGGGATTTACCATAGGTTAGTAGCCAGAACGGCAAAATCACTTCCTCTGCATCGCCATTACGGCAGACTTCTACAGCCTGCAAATACCAGATAGCTTGCCCCAGCCCGTTTCCTACGCAGCTACCACTTTCCTGGCGAAAGGTTAGGAAGTGCTGGCCTTTATTCGCCTTTAATGAGAAATCCCAAAGGAAGGCATGATCCTTGGGCTCTTCATCGCCCACGATGGCAAAGGCTGGCATGGCTGCCGCTATGGGGTCGTTTTCCGGTGCGCCAGAATAGCCAAAGTTCCAATGGCTGTCTTCAACGTTAGCACCACGGTAAAGCACTTGGCCACCAAAGGATCTCATTAGTTCGTAGTTGTCGTGGTCTATCACTTGAGGGCCTCCAGTGCCTTGGCCACCTGGCTAAATTCCTTGGCGCATCGGGTGCGCTCCTCGAGCGTTAATTCGCTTTTGGTTTCGTTGGGTAATTTGTCATCTAAATATCGTGCTATCTCGGTTCTAACAGGCAACAGCGCACCTTTTGGAATAACCTTTTCGGAAGCCCTTTGGGCTACTTGGTAAAGCTGTCCATAGGTGCTGATTTCCGGGGATGCCGTGGCGTTAATCAACTCCTTGTAAACTCCAACAAGGGCGGTTTTATGCTTTGCTTTATCCTGTGAGTTATCGGCACCATACAGCGTTTGCAGTTGCTTTTGCAGGCTGTTGGCCTCCGGTTCTGGTTCTGGTGGCGTTGGTGTCGGCTCCGGTCCTGACTGTTTTACGATGATGCGGCAAATGGTCGGCTGGCTGGGGTTGTTATCCTTGGCGGTATAGGCCAGAAGCCTGTAAGTGCCCTCTGATTGCGCTATAACTACTGCCGTCCTGGTGGATGCCAGAAGTTCTGCCGGAAACAGTTCCAGCCCAGAATCCAGTACCACCCATTGAACGATAGAACCATCGGTGGTGGCAGGGATGGTAATAAACGAACCTGGCTTCCCTTTTACTTCGGGAGGAAGTGTTATCTGCTGGGCGATTATCAGCGACAGGATGAAATTAACCATGGCTTACCTTTCGTCGCCATTCCAAAGAGTCCTGGCGATATTTTGAATTAGTACGAAGCCAGCTAAAAAGATGGCCAAAAACAAAATGACAGTTATTTGCAGCACTTCCGCAAAGAGTTGCCAGATTTCCTGGGTCCAGTTCCTTCGTGGGGTCTGATGCGTAGCTAATGACATGGTGAACCTGTAGCCCTTCCCGTGTTCCGCAAATTTCGCAGGCTGGATGATTTCTCAGGTGTTCCGCTCGCACCCTCGGCCATTGGCCGCTGCGGCAGATTAAAAAAAAGCTGCCAGCAACCTCACGCACACCTTGGCTATCATGATCCAGCTAATCGGGCCAAGTTCCTTGCCCTGCGCCTTTAATGAAGCGTTTTCTAGTATTGCTGCAAAATCTTCGTTGGTAACGTTACTAATATCGATGTCTGCGTAAGGCTGTTTCTCCTCTTTCATAAGCTGCGCCAACGCAAACCCGGAAAGAATCCACAACGCTTGGGCAAAGTCTCGGCTCTTAATCGTGCCTTTGCGAATGCTTTCAATGATGGTAAGGATCGCCGCCGTGGGAAAATCGCTAGGTAATTCTGGGATCATATTAACGCCTTTCTAGAGGGTCCATTTCACGGGTGTTTTTGTGAATCTCTGCCACCACCCGGAGGGTTTCGTTTTGGGTGTCTAATACCTTTTCAAGGCCCATTTCTAATTTGTCCAGAAAACGTATATGGCGTTCCTGAAGGGGCAAAAGGATCTTGTTCCCGAACCAGCCGAAAAGTTTGTAGCCACCCCATAGGATGAGCAATAAAAACGCAAAGCTAACGCCTAGGCGTTCGGCTACGGAAATGATGCTGGAAGGTTCCATGTTTAAATCCTTATTTTTATACCTAATGTATTTTAAAGGATTAAAAAAATACTTTCAGCTTAAATCAGATATTTTCAAGTTCTTCCAAGGTGGTTGCGCTTTCCACCGCCCTACGCCTGGCGGCAAAGGTGCTGGATAAATGTGCCCGATAGGCCCCATATTGCAACATTAACTGGGTAAACTGCGCCATAGTGGTAAAGGTTATTTCGTTGTTTTCCATGGTTACGATACTTGGAATTGGCATACCAAGCGCATTGGCTTCCTTGCCTAAAGCGTGACAACCGGAAAGAAGGGCCACATCGTTGGCGGTGATGCCCAAGTGACCTTGGCCAGAATCCCACCCTGTGGATTCCAACTGCCGCCAGGCCAGATTAATTTCTTCCATTTTATTTGCCTTGGCTTGGATCAACGGCCACTGATTAACAACCTCTTGAGCTGCCGATTTCTGCGCCTCAGTAGCGTCCATTTTAAAATCAATTCGTATGGTGCCTTCTTCCAAGTAGGCTACACCGTCGATTGGGCAAACCTTTTCAATATGTTCGTGTAAAGTTAGTATCATTTTTAAACCCTTATTTGGGCATAAATGCCACTTTCGGAACCGCCCGTAAAGGTTGCCGTTGCACCAGATGTATATTCGATCCAAGCTAGATAGTGGAAACCAACCGCTGGAATTGTTGTGTAAAATCCAACTAAAGCACCAGAACCCGTGCTTACTTTGTTAATCGTTGTGCCGCTGTTGGACGTGTTTGCATCGTACCCAATGCTGGCATAGGTGCTTGTTGATCCTGAATGTGAAGACGAAGAAATCACATGACAAAAAACTGCTTCTTCAGCAAGCCCCTGAACAAAATCCAGCCTGTTTGAAGAAGAATTGTTGGCGTATCTCCAAGCCGCCGTAGCGTAAGTCCATGAAGATGTTGAATCGCTCCTAAACATTTGCTTACTAATCCTATTATTGGCGTTATAAACAAATCTCTTAGTTGCTGAGTCTTCCGTTGTGGTCGTGCTGGTAGTGCGAAAAGTTCCAAGATACCTGCGAGAAAGTGCGCCTGTTTTTAAATAAATACCATTCGTCAACGCTAAAGCCGTTTCCCTTGTCGTGTTGTTTGTCCATGACGCTGTTTCAAGCGTCAATGTGCCTGCATTATTGTAAACGAATACGTCATAATTAAGGCCTGACGTTAGTGTTCCTAGTGCCAAAGATAATTGAGTGAATGTATAAGTTGCCCAGGTGGTGCCATCATAGAGGCTTATTTTATCTCCGTTAAACGGAGTGTAATAAATGGTTGTGGCTGAGGTTACATCAGAAGTGGTAATAGGTGTTGCGGATGTTAGGGTTAATCGTCCACCGCTAAATAATCCTTGAGATTCCCACGTTAATGCAGATGTTCCATTTGATCGCAAAACTTGCCCACTGGTTCCAGCCGAAAGCATGGCCGTTGAACCGGCAGCCGACTGATAAGGTATTTGACCTGCACCACCACCGGCCAAGTTAGTTGCCGTTGTCGCCGTGGCACTGTTGCCAGTACAGCTTCCAGAAGAACCAGTTGTGTTTTGGTTTAGGGTTGGAACATCGGCAGCGGCAATGGTATCCCACGCCGGTGCAGCACCGTTAGTGCCAGTACCTGTTTGCCTTAAAAACTTCTTGGTAGTGGTGGTATTGGGGCTTAAAAGGCTAGTGGTGTTGGTGTTTGATTGGTACGGGATGGAGCCACCCGAACCACCAGATAGGTTGGCAATGACATTTGTGAAAGTTAGCTGGCCAGATCCATTGGTAGATAAAACCTGACCCGATGATCCATCCCCATTAGGCAGAGTAAAAATGGTAACGTTGGAAATATTTGCCGGAGCTTGCAACTGGATGTAATTACCATTAATCGCTGAGTCACCTTTGAAAATTAAAGGCGTTCCATATTCCAAAAAAAGCTCACCAAAATTGCTTACACCACCATACAACAAATTATCAGAGCGCAACCATTGGAAAAGGTTGGCATATGGAGAAGCTGCACTTTTTAAAGTAAGGGGTATTAAATTATAAGCCGTTTGATCGATTGTTAAAATTTGTACACTGTTAACGTAGTATTTAAATTCCGAAGCACCATCCAAATTGCCTGAATTATTAAATTGTATTTCCTTGTCATTTCCACCGGGGCTGGTAGTTAACTGGGTGTTTTCCCATTGGCTTGAAGTGCTGTTATATACTAGCACATCGTTTGCCGCCGGTGTGGCAATCGTCACGTCCGTGAGATCATCCAGCGCACTTGCACCACCACCGCCAGCGGTGGCAAAGGAAAGATTACCCGCACCGTCCGTCACAAGCACCTGGCCACTGGTGCCATCGGCAGATGGGTAAACCAAGCTGGCAACCGTTAACCCAGCAAAAGTTGGCGAATCGGTGGTGGCTATGCCCTGCGGATTTTCCAAATTGAAGGAGACAGCCCCTCCCACGGTGTTATCAGTTACCGTGATGGTGCTTCCGCTGCTGGTAATGGCTACCGAGTCCGGTTTGGCGTTCCAGGTGGAAATATCCGTGGCTGTAATGGATGCCGCATCGCTGGCACTAAAAACCGGGTCGGTTTCTATGGTTAAGTAGCCTGCCAAAGCATGATCGCCCCACCCATAGGCCGTATTCCAGTTTCCAATATCGGTTGCCGTAATGGATGCGGCATCAGATGCCGTAAATATTGGATCTGTTTCAATAGTTAAATAACCTACGCTGGAATGATCGCCCCAGCCATACGCAGTGTTCCAGTTCGTTATATCGCTGGTGGTAATGGAATAGGCAGCAGAAGCCGTGAAAGTTGGGTCAGTTTCCGAGGTTAAATACCCTGCCGTTGAATGGTCACCCCACCCATAGGCCGTGTTCCAATTTCCAGTGTCCGTGGCCGTAATAGTTGCGGCTTCCGATGCGCCAAAAACAGGATCTGTTTCAGTGGTCAAATAGCCTGCGCTAGCATGATCGCCCCAGCCATAAGCCGTGTTCCAATTAGTAATATCGCTGGTGGTAATGGAAAAAGCATCGGAAGCCGTGAAAACAGGATCGGTTTCACTTACACTGGCATTGCCGTCCACGATTAAAACCGGAGTTCCAGAACTGTTGGCAACCCATACCTTTTTATCGGCTATGTTTACTGCCAATTCGCCAGGGGAAAGCGTTGGCGTTTGCCCCGTTGATTCCGAGCGTTTCGGCTTGATAATGTTGGCCACAATTACCCCTCTTAGCAGGTGCCGCCGTCTACCGTGGAATGAGGATTTAGATAATCGGTGCCAGCCGTTGCCGTGGCTACCGTGCTGCCGGATCGTTTAAGTAAACCGCCATCGGTAAGGGTGGATATTGCCACGCCAAGGCCACCATAAGCACCGCCGATGGTAGAACCCTGCCACGTTCCAGAGCTAATAGTACCAACCGTGGTGATTGAGTTTTGCCCTGTCCAGCTTGTGTGAATGCGTAGTTGATTGCTAGCGTTAATACTGATGGATGTGCCATCCGTGTTGATGGTCAGGGTGTTATTCGTGTAGGTTAGCCCACCGCTGGCACCCACGGTAATGGCCCCGGCTTCGCTGAATTGCGTAAAAGTTAGCGGGGTGGTGCCTACCGAAATAGGGTTTAGAGTGGTAAGAACATAGCCTTTTCCAGCATTGGAGCTGCCAGCCTCAACAAACACAAACGCACCGCTGGTTACCTCGGCTGCCGAATCAAAATCGGTGGCCCTAGTCCAGCTAGAGCTTGCTGCCGTGTAAATGCCGTTCTGGCTCGATGTGCTTTGGTCTTTCACCAGAACCCTGTCGCCACTGGAAAGGGTGATGCCATCGATGGTTTGCAGGCCGCTTAGGGTTATATTTGCTGTGGTAGCTATCCGGCAGCTATCTTTGACATCGAGGCCAGAGCGGGCCGCATCTACATAAGCCTTGGTGGCTGCGTCTTGGGGGTTGGTTGGGTCGGCCAGATTGGTTACCTTAAAACCATTATGGCTTATATCGCCGGTCGGAAGCGCAAACTGATCCAACCGGAAGGCCGAAACATAGCTGCTCAGGGCCGAACCTGAAACCGTACCAGTAAAGCTGGTGGTTCCACTAAAAGTAATATTAGTGCTGGCTGTTGAAGTTCCCGTGAGTGGCAGAAACGAACCAGTACCGGCGATGGGTATGATGCTGGTGGCATTCCCACCGGAATCGCCTGCCCCATAGTAGAGGACATTTCCAACCTCATTATAGGCTAGTTCACCGCCAGCCAGGGAAGCTGGTGCCCCTGCGGTTGCCCCACCACTATTCACACGCCTTTTGATTTTCAGAATATTTGCCATTAGAAGTGGCCTCCGTCCAGTATGGTGGTATTTTTCCAGACACCCAGTGCGCTGTTGTATTTCAAGAGATCATCATTTTGCTGGCCTATCAGCACAACGTCATCTAGTTCGCTGATATTGTTGGCACCGCTGCCAGCCGGGCCGGTGGGGCCTGCTGGACCTGGAGGGCCTTGGAAGCCATCCCGTGAGATGGTCACTAGGTAATCCCGTTTGATTACCTGAACGATTTTGGTGAACTCGTCCACCACCACGGTGTTTGTTTGCGTTATGTCGTTATAGTTGTGGCTCATCTGGTCACCTCGGCCCTAACCACGAAAGCCCCTTGAAGGATTCTTTCCACGGTAGAACCGTTTACGGTTTCAAGGTCGTAAACGTAATTACCAGATTTAAATGTGGCTGTTTCCGAGGCTGGAACTGCCAAAGTAAGTTTGCCGTTGGCACCATCAATGCTAATCTTGGTGTTTGCTGTTGTAAGCTCGGTTAATACGGTGCTGGATGCGGCAGATGGCCTAACCTGCATTCTGGCAGAATAGCCCGTTATATTGACGTTCTCGCCTTCAGAATCGGTAATTTGAATTACCTTTTCAAAAGTTGCCCCAGCGTCACAAATCATGTCATGGGTGCCAGCGGCCATAAAGGATTCCTTTACAACAGGAATCCTAATTGTAAGTGGAATTTTCTTTAGATTCAATCATCTTCAACAAAATCCGGGCAGTGCAGGCAGCCCTGAACGCCATCCAACGATTGACCACGGCGGCATTTGCCATGTTTTTCGCACTCATGGATCCATTTGCCTGGACAGTTGCAGGCGGCACGGTCAATTACTTTTCCCAAGTGTAAACAATTACCCTTCCGGATTTGTATTTTTTGAGGTTCCACAAATGGTGTAGCAGGCATCTGCTTAATTTCATTAACCAGCCCAGGGAATTGTGGTTGCTGGATCAGCTTGGACCAGCAATAACGGCATTGGTCTGGCGTATAAAGATCACGTCTGGCGTTTCCGCAGTTGCAATTATTCATCGATGCCATCTTGTATTTTCCAGCAATCTGAAAGCCCGCAATCAAAATAGCCGGCAGTGTTATACGCTCCATGGTTATTCCCATAACCACCGGAATATGGATAGCTCGGATATTGTGTTACAATTAATGGAAGGTAAGGGCCAACTTTATTAAATTCCATATGGCAATTTGCGGCATTTAATGTATATCTTGAAACGTTGTTGCTGATACTCTGGTAACCGATTAATCTAAATGGTTGATTTCCGCAGGTTTGCCAATCAGAAACGTAAAGAGCATTTTGATCATTCCATATCATCTCGATTGTTTTACCTGCACAATCGTACAAAGTTTCTTGATTGTGAAAATATTTTGGCGTTGTTTCTGCTTTTGCCAGAATCTTATTTGGGTAAACCTTTCCTATCCATTCTATTGGCCCTCTGGTAATGCTGCCATAAATGCCAGGACCAGGACAACATATGACGTTGTTATCTCCGCAAAAGTCATAACGGGATTTTGAACATTCAATGTAAGTAAAACTTGCAGATAAGTTTTCATCTGGGTTTAAATCACTAGCAGTTACAACTAATCTAATTTGATAGCTACATTCATAAAGCCAAAAATCTCTAGTATCAGGTTTTTTTCTAATTTCAGGGTTGTTTATTTCAATGGGTGCCGATATCCAGACAAATCCATAATATGGTTGTAAACCAAAATTATATATTAAGGAGTAACGAAAAGTTTTTTTTTCACCATCTTCTAAAACTGCACGAACTGCCTCTGTCATATTGCATTGGGCTTGCCAAAATTCCTTATCATATCCGGAAATTTCGTAATAATCTTGGCAGTGCTGCGGAGGATCAAATTCATCTGTAGGATCTGGATCGCAAGGCCTCCACTCTCCAACGCTATTAGCTAAGGAGCATGGGTTAAAATTTGAATAGTTAAAAAAAATTTCTGCTTTAAATTCGCTGTATAAGTTATTGTGAACAGATCTTCTTTGTTCTATCTGAGGATCATAGTAGCTACTTAGAAAATCTTCACAACAACCCTTTGCAATCCCTGCCGTGTAAAGTGTCATAAGGAAGCCCCCATATCTTTTAGCATTTGAATTACTTCGTTAAGTTTTAAATAAAGGTTATTAATTTCCGTGTTTGTCGTGCTGGTTAACGTGGCGAGTGTGCTGCCGTCCACATAGTTTGCCTGAGTAGTTAATTTGTTAATTGTTCCCTGGCTTTTAATTTCGATGGTTGCTTTTCCCTCATAGCTGTTGGCCGAGGTTGGAACCACCACCCCATCTGTTACCTTTAAACTTTTGTTTGATTCAATGGTTAGCTTTTGAATTGCCTGAAGGTCGCCATCTGCAATGGCATAAATTACGCCATATTTGTTGACGCTCAAGATAGGTACTACTGGTTTACCGTTTTTGTCCGTGCCGCCGTATTCGGAATCCTTTATGCCATGGTCAAAGAGTGTTACCTTGATTGATGGATTGTTGCCGCTAGCAGGCGAGCCAGTAACATCCATAACGCCAGCATCTGTGCTGATGGTTATGGTCTTTACGCTGGCACCAACATTAACCCAGCCACGATCACCTTTTGCGTCCGTACCATAAACCATGTTGTTGCCAGGTTCTTCCAAATCATTTACTAATTTTAACGCCGAATACGCATCATAGTTTCCCAGCTTGGTGCCGGTTCGATTGAAAAGATTACCGCCACCAGTAATGCTGTATTTTGTTTCAACAACAGGGGCCACAAACTGCAAACCATCTGCTGAGGATTTGACACCCACGGCAAAAAGCCCTGCTCCGTTATAACTTTTCGGAACATCCGATAAATCTGGGAATACTACGGCTCCGCCGGTCGCACCACTTACCGTGGCAAACTCCAACCCACTTCCGGCTGCATTTACTTTTAGAACCTGCCCACCATGGCCCGCATAACTGTTGGGGCAGTCCAAAAGAGCAGTAAATGTGCGATAAACAAGCGTGTCCGTAAGGGTTCCTATAGCGGCCTTTTCAACCTGAATACCGCTAACAGGATCGCAAAGCACATCGACAACTACGTCCAAAGATTGGCCGCTGGATGCTGCTACAAAACCCGTGAGGTAGTAAGGATAGTTGACGCCACTAATGGTTATAGTGCCGTGAAGTTTGGCCAGGTAATGTTTGTTTTGCTGCAAATACTGGTTGTTTATGTCATGAATAAATCCGGTAGTTGCATCACTACTAACATTCTGGGTACTGCCAGCAGTGCCGTTTAAAATCCAGCGTTTGGCGATGCATGGATAATTATTGTTGGTTCCGCCAGGGCCGGTAATGTAAACAATAACCCAAGTATCTTGTTCCTCTACTAACTGACTAAATGTTTCCGGCTGCCGTAAGCCTTTCTCGTAAGCTATCACGGCATTAGATATTCTCTGGGCATCTTCTGGCGTAAAAGTTACCTGGTCGGCCATGTTAGAAGGCCCCTTGGTTTAAGAAAGTGTTTACCCACGAAAGATTAGCCCGTGGATGAGTCCTAAATTTCACATAATAGGGAGATGTGGAGCCGGTGATTTTTATGCCGTTTTGGTCCAGATCAAAAGGCACTCTGGACGGTTGACCATCCGGCCCCATTAATCGTCTGAATGAAGCATCAGCATTAGATTCTTTGCCGTTGAAACCAACATTACGCAACCTGGCATCAAATCCGGGGGATTCGTTTTCTGGAAGGTGGCTCCAAGAGTTAGGAACGATCGCATGAATGACCATGGAAACCCGCCAGTATGAGACATTATTTTCCAAAACCCTTTGGCCCGAAATACTGTCAATAAGCAAGTCGCCTGCCCCAATGGTCATGGAATAAATCCCAGTAGTGCCACCAAACAGGCTAAGTGATGAGTTGTTTACCTTGTCTACGAAAAACTGAAGATTGGCCGCCTGTACATATTGCGTATTTCTGCTGGCATTTATAACCAGATATGGAAATCGAAACATAAGAGGCTGGGCAAATAAATCACCGGCAGTATTAACCACCTTTTTTGGTGAACTATTAAAATCTTTTTCCAAAACAAAATTCATAAATCCAGTCGATAACTGTATATCGGCTGGCCGTAAAAGTGGGTTTGCCTCTCTATTCCCTGGTTCCACCCCTTTTTGCTGGCGGCTTACCTCTGGCGAGCTACTGACTGATCCACCAGCCCCGCTGGCCTGGGCTGCGTCTGGATTGGTTGAATACTTGCAATCAATAATCCAGATAAATGGATTGTTTGCATCCTGTTTCCCGCTGGCAGAAACCATGGTAGCGTTGGCAAATTGGCTTTCTGGGTGTGGGTCACCAAAGGCCGGAATTCCAGTAGCTGAAGTAGCCTCGTAAACCGAAGTGTTTATGGTGTCAGTGACTACAATGAATTGCCTGGATAAATCTGCCTGAAAGCGGGCATCCATAGCCAGGCTGCGATTGGCAAAGGTCTCTTCAACTTTGACTATGGCCACGGTTAACCCTGCGGTATTAGGCCAATGATTGGATTAGCTGGAATTGCAGTCTTGCTTACCAGCGAATCCATTTTGTTGTTTAGGTCGTCAAGAAGTCCGTTTGTTTTTTGCTGCTCTTTTAACTGATCTGCTGTTAATCCCTGCTGCTGACGTTCAACCATTAACTTGTATTCTTCAGCACCACCCCTGGTAATCAATGCTGGGGAAATCGCCTTTGCAAGTTCACCAGCAATAGCTTTTCCTGTCTGAACATTTTCAAGAGCATTTGGCCCAACATCCGTTGATTTATTTTTTATTTCATCTTGCTGGCGTTGGTATCTTTCTTGGTAACCTCGCTTACGCTCTTCCCGGGCCATGCGTTGCCGTTCAAGCTCATTAGCCGTTTCATTGGCAACATCTATCTGATCTACACGCCCAAAATCAGGTTTATAATTTTGCTCTCTGCTTTTATTATCTTCTTCTAGTGTCTTTAAAGTGTCTTCACTAATTAAACCAATTTTATTACCAGCCCATGCTAATCCGCTCGCAATGCTATTGGTTGCGTTATCCCAACTCTTTGTAAATTTCTCCGATATTTCAAGCCAACTGTTTATAACCTCAATTCCAAGCGATTTAATGCCTATCCAGCCGACTTTTAGCATATCCCAGAATGAATAGCCTAATTCGTAAAGGCCTTCCCAAATGTTGGTTGTACCTTCTAGATCAAGGCCATATGTTTTTATTAGTTCACCAGCACTGTTCCAGACCGTCTCCGATGTGCTGCCGAATTCATTAAGAAAACCTTTAGCTGTTTCGTATAGGCCTCCAAGGTTAGTTGTAGCTCCTCCTGCAAGCTCTCCAAGCTTTCCATAGCTTTCTGTAAACCAGTCCTTAATCTGTTTTAAGCCTTCTAAAAAAGATTGGCCAATAAAGCTTCCAGTTTCAGCAAAAACGGTTCCAAGGCCTTCCCAATTTTCCTTAATTATGGCTACTGTTGTTTCAACATTCGGAGTAAGGGCTTTTATCCACTCGGCAACTTTGTTAATTCCGTTGGCAAGGATGGATGTTGCTCCGGTTGCCTGATCAAAACCAGAAACAAGGTTGGCAAAAAAAGTATTAATTTCACCTTTTAAATTGCCAATTGCACCCGGCAAGGTTGCCTTCATGCTTGATTGTAGGGCCATTATTCTAGGGTCACTGGATGCACTTCCCAGAGCTATAATTGCATCCTTGCTGCTAACCATTCCCCGTTGCAACATTTCGGCAGCTTCTGCACTATTTATCATCCTCCCATTAACATCGGAAAGGCGTTTAGCCAACAGGTCATACACTGGCAAACCAAGCTCTTGAAGCTTTTTAAAATCTGCCGATTGTGCCACCCCTGAATTTTTTAGTTCAAGCATGGTATCTGTAAGCTTGTCAAAAACCATTTTTGCTTCTTCAGGGCTAGCCTTGGCAGCAGCACCAAAAGATTTGATTAATGCGGCAGCTTCTTTGCCAGAATATCCAGCACTTAGCAGTTTTCTAGCTGCCTCACCTGCTGTTTCTCCCATTTCAGAATTTCTGAAGGTAATTTGCCGAAGAGTGTTTAAAAGCGGATCTAAGTCACCCGCAGAATCGCCAAAAGCCTTGATGGCTAACGAATTTTTTTCAAATACTTGTTTTGCGTCAAAACCTTTTTTAAGCATTACACCAAGGCCACCAAGCCCAGCTAGTCCGGCCAGGCTTGCTACGTTGCCTTTAATAAAGCCAAACAGATCCTTTCCTAACTTGGAAAATGTGTTATCAATTCCGCCAAGGGAATTTTTTAGATTACTCACGCCAGATTTAAACTGGCTGGCATCCAGTCCAACTTTTACCGAAGCTGTGGTAATAGCTGATGCCATGATTAACGTTCCTTTTTAACCCCTACCGAGGCAGCCCAGGCCATCATCTGTGCTTTAAAATCCTGTGGGGTTTCAATTTTCTGTGTCCACTCTTGCCAGTAATCCGTCACAAAATCCTGAATTGAAAAAGGCTTGGAGTTTCTGTCACGGTTCACATTAGCCAAGATGGCCGCAATCAGAGCAAAACCCAAATCCATCCGGTAACCTTCCAAAGGTTCAACCAAACTGAATGCCATCCAGTGTGTTAATTCGTCCGAAGGCATTTCTTCGAGTTCGGCCACCGTTTTTTTTAGGTGACCGGCCAGCCGGTATTTAAACCTTAAGCCGGGCTTTTCTCGGAGTTTTTTTCCGCTTGCTCCAAAGCCTTTTTGTTAAACCCGTTTATTTCCTCGGCAGCGTGAAAGATTGCGTTTACCACATCTGCCGGAAGGTCGCCAATTGCCTGCACATCGCTGGCGGCAAAAATTAGATTTCCCGTTTCATCGCAAGCGCACATCTGCACCAGCTTGGCCCTGTAGTGGTCGTAATTAAATTTCTCGCCTCCAAAGACATCAGCTTCGTATTGATCACGATCCTTTGATTTAAGGACACGAACAAACACTTTGCCTATGCCTGGCAATTCCACTTCCTTCTTTTTCACACTGGCTTTAGCCGCAGCAAAAAAGCTCGACTTATCCATAAAAACCCCTCCCCTTAATCGTTAATCCAAGGTGTAAGTTACTAGCCCATTGATTTTGGCCGTCAATTTACCCTTGATAACGTTGTCTCCGGCTGAAATCGTATCCAGCCCGGTTTCCGTAAAAAATCCACTAAACGTAATGGTGCTGCCCACCGCACCGTTGGCACCGTCCGGGATGCCGATGGAGAAATCAACTTCGTAATCGGCAGCGGCAGCGGCTTTCAAGGTGTTTACCACGGCTGCCAATGGGCCTGGGAAAAAATAAGAGCAGGAAAAATCGCCAGCCTCAATCAGGCCAGGGATAAATTCCTTGGCGTTATCCGGGCTAGTAAGCGTGGTTACTTCCACGCTGCCACGTTTCACCGAAGGCAGGGTAATTTCGGTTGCGTTTACGGTAAGGCTGGCCCCGAGGTTGCCACCCGTAATTGTCAGCGTTGTTCCCATTGGGCAAATTGCCATGTTCAATCCTCCTTATATTGGATTGTGTGAGTATTCATATAACTATAAACCGGAATATCCGAACCCTCAATAAAAACCTCGTTTGATTCCTGGCTATCAAAGGAACTGGTGTAAATTAACTGGCTTCCCACCATCCCACGGAACCCGTTAAACAGGCTACCCACCTGATTGGAAAGTGTTTCCACCTGAGAACGTGAGGCGGAAAACAGCATAAATCGAAACGTAGCCGATGGGCACGTTGAAGGGCTTCCACTTAAATCTTGGTATCTTTCCACTGTCTGCAACTGGTACACCATGAATGGGTAATCCACACCTTCCGGGGCGTTTTCCGGGAAAATTTTTCCAGAAAGGCTAGCCACGTTGGCTGAAATTCTGCTTACTATCGCAGTCGAAATGCTCACTTCAGCACCTCCTTAAAGGTGCGTTCAATCTCATCCACCACGGTTCGCAAGGCTTTTTCTTGGATGCCAGCAAAGGAAGGTTTTAACCATTCTTGTGGCCCATGGCCTGGATGATTAAAAGTTCTTCCGGAAAATCGGCCACGGTTTACTTTGATTTGATGTGGCCTTGCTCCATTTTCGACTAAATGGGCATATTTACTAGGTAAATTTGGGTAGTTTTTTCTAGGTCCTACCAAAAAATAAGCTTTTCCCAACTTTAAATTTACATTAATTTTTCTGGCAATGGATTTGTACAACGAACCAGTAGAATTTTTTCTTTTTCCGCCTTTATTACCTGTTTTTTCATTAACAGATGATTTTCCTTCTTTAATTTTTTTAAGTGATGCTTTTTGCTTAGTGAAAATTTCTCTCGATAGTAATGCAAAACCCCTTCTAATACCTTTTCTTAAAAGATTGTCTGGAACATTCCCAATCAGCTTAACTGCTTCAGCTAGTTCCTTAGCATCAATATAAACACCTTTTGCAGCTTTGGATAACGCCATACCTACGCCACCCTTTCTACGCCGGTTATCAGCGTTTCAAGGCCTTGGTCGTATTGCATCTCTCTAACGGAATCTATTTCAATCACCCTTTCCCCATGGCGTATTCGATCGCCAACCAACGCCCTAGTTTTCCGGGTGGTTATCTCGTACTGGGTGTAGCTGCCTGTTTGCTGGCCGATGAGAGTTTCATTTGAGGATTGGATTTCCACCCTCGCCCAAAATCGCTCCACCACTCGCCAGGTTTTTTGGGTCTGGCCTACGCTGTCCACCGTGGTGGTACTGCGTTCCAGGGAAACAGGATGGCGCATCATTCCTGAAGCGGTAGTCATCGGTAGGACTCCGCTTTAAAACAAGCTAGCATAGCCTGGATCCCGAACGGAATTTCCGAATATCCAGCCGACTCTGCGCTGCTGCGGTGTTCGTACCAGAAATTTACCAGCAATAGTAAAGCCGTTTTTAGTGCTTCCGGTACTGCGTCAGGCAGGCCATAGCCGCATATATAGGTCACTTCCACGGAATCAATTCGAACCTGTGTGGAAGGCCAGCTTGTGCCAGTGGCGGGCAGCACGATGCACGGGTTATGGTCGGTAACTGGGTAGTAGAGATTACTTGCTAACGTTATCTGGCTGCCGATGTCGTTTCGGTATTTCAAGGTGCTAATGGATTGAACAGGGCCATACGGCAGGGTAATAAACGGGTTTTCAAAGCCTTTTAAAAGTGTCTTGCGTGTTTGGGTAATCAAAGCCAATTCGCAGGTTTTTTCCACATACTGTGTGGCGGCTGCGATAGCTGTAAGCAGCCAGGAATCATCTTCGTTATGAGTTATTCGGCAATGGTTTTTTGCCTGATCCAGCGTGATGGGCTGAACCTCTGGAGCCACGGTAACGGACGTAATAAACGAGGGTGTATTCATGGTTAATTTTTGAAAGGAATTATGGTTAAAATTCCTTTCAGGAAACCAAAAAGAATAAGCCAGGGGCCGCCGAAAGGAAAACGGCCCCCAGCCAGGGGAGGGTTTAGATAGTCACCAAGTGCTTAACTGGATTCTTGCCAGCGTTGGCAAGTTTCGCATCAAGCCTATGGTGGATCACCCAGCCAACCAAACCGGAGGAGCTGTAAAGCTCGTTCTGGCGGGTCAACTCGATGGTGGAAACCTCACGCACCTTATAAGCGGACAAATCACCAAACAGGACGATCTTGCCAGCAGCGGTGGTAAGGTCGCTGGTCATGTCGTTGCAAACAACGATTGGACGGCCCAACAGGGTGGTAGGTTCACCCTGAGCAGGGCCACCAAAAATGAGGAAGCCAGCATCATCGGTAAGATTTCTCAGAACCGCCAACACCGCATCATTGAATACCCAGCTAGCGTTGCGGCGATAGCTCGGATCCACGGAATGGTAAAGGTTAAGAAGATCTTGGTAGGCTAAAACGTTATTGGTGGCCTGTGTGGCCCCCAATGTCGAACCAGTAACCAAACCGGTTGGCTGGCTGGAACCAGTACCAGTTGCCAGGTGAGCCGCTTGGCCTCTTGCCAATCGTTCGCCGAGGATTGCGCCCAATTCAGCTTCCAAATTGAGGCCACTGTCTTGGATCATTTCCCAAGAAGCCTGCACTGCGCTGGCATACTTATATGCACCCAGCGTGAACTGGCTAAAAGTGACATTGGTTGCGCTGATGGAACTGCCTTCACCCACGATTGCAGCGGCGTTCGCTGTGTCGTCTGCCATGGGCATGGTGAGAGGGCCACCGCTAGCTGAACGAATGATGGAAGCTTTTTCACGGATTCCACCAAACTGAAGCATGGCTTTTTCAAGATTAGCCACGAATTCCGTGGGAACCAAGTAGCCACCAAGGTTATTGGTGCTGGTGATCTGGGCACGGATTTCCTCGCTGTTCTTTGGCGCATTGCGGAACAGTTCCAAGCTCAGGCGGTCAGAATCAATATTGAAACCGATATCATGAGCCGCTGAACGGATTTCATCGTTTACCAAATCGGAACGATTGCCACCCGCCAACCAGCCACGGAGTGCCAAAGAACGCTTCTGGGTTGCGCTCTTGTCGCCCAAATCTCTCACATAGTTTGGCGCACCGCCATATACTTTATGCCGTTTTACCGCTGGTGCAACTGGGGCTGAAGCCTTCCAGTTTTCCACCTGTTTGCGGGCTGCGGCTGCCTGGTCGTTGTTGTTGTCTTCCATGGAATCGCCTTCTACCATAGCGGCTTCAAGGGATTGAATACGGCTGGCCAATTCATCAAACCTGGCCTGCTCTTCAGGGGTCCACTCCCTGTTTTCTTTGGTTAAGTTTTCTGCCTGGGCAACAAGGTTTGCCCGCTCTTCCCGAATCTGTTCGGCTGATTTAGCCATGGGTTAAACTCCTAAAAACGAAAAAAGCGCAGACGGATTTACCCACAAGGGAAAATCTATCTACGCTACGGCGTATTTCCTATATGTAAGATAAGGTTAGTTAACTAACCTTTTACATTCAACTTTAATTTCCAGAATTTTACTTTTTGGCTGGCCACGGCCTTCGCCTGCCTTGCCTTGGCATCGGCATCCAAACTGCGAAGGGCCACGGTGGTATCTGGATAGGCAGGGTTTGCCGTTGGGCTGATTTCAAATAAATCCACTTCCTCTAGGGTTCGGATCCGCTCGCCATTTACCGTTTGCCAGGAATCTTTTCGCACCGTAAAACCAAACGATACACCGCCCAGAATACCGCTGCGAACCAGTTCCCGTACATCTCTGCCCGTGGTGGTATCTGGCAGTACCAGGGAAAATTTCAACCCTCTGGCATCCGTGGAAAGTGTTAGGTTGGTGCCCTCTTTTCCCAATACCTGGCTGGAATCGTGGTTGTAATAGGCCAGCACCTTGCCAGCCCGCTTTTCAAACGCTGAAGGGGCCACGATTTCACGGAAACCGCCCAAATCCTCCGAAAGGGCAACGCTTCCGGTTGCATCCGTGAAAACGGCAGCGTAGCCAGTTAAAGTATTTCCCGTTTCATCGGCACGATATTCATGGGCTGCTCTAGTTTCTCTAACCATGGCTGGTTTCTCCTTTTGGAAAGTCCAAGAGTGCGTTTTTGTTGACCCATGCGGAAGCTGCCAAATCAATCGTTTGCGCCAGTTCGCTAGCCGTGCAGTTACCGCTTAGATCAAGAAATTTGCTATGAAATTGATCGGCCAAATCTTTGGCCAGTTCCTTGGAAATGCGCCCTGCCTCATCTAAATCAAAAGCCCGCAAAATCGGTTCAAATGCCTCAGCGTGTCGGCGTTCCGTATCTTTGCGAATCTCGTCAAGCTTTTGAAGGAAGTGCTTGGGGTTGTCGGTGGCCCGGCGCAAATCGTTGGTTTCCACCTTCCGAAGCTCCCGCATTTTGATGGCAAGCACTTTACCTAGGTAAAGGTTCCGTTCTGCGGATCTGTCCGCAGGCAGGGTAGTATCTGGTTGTGATACTGCCGGGGCTGTGATGGAAGGTGCGCTGGGTATTTCCTGAGCTGGCTGTTCCACCGGCATAGCGTCCAGCGGTTCCATATTCATGGGCTTTAAATATTCTTCCATGCCCGGAATATCGGAAGGCATATTTTCAGCCTCTCGGATATCCTTAACGCTTAAAAATCCCCATTGCCTGCCCAAAGCATAGCTTTCGTAACGGGTCTTAAGATCGGTGCGTAATACTGTGCGTGTATCGGCTTCACAGTATTCATCCATGCGCTGAATCAATTTCCTATTTATTTCCATTTCCCAGCGCACCAGCCAAGGCTGAATACTTCGAAGAAATTCAAGAGAAACCGCTTCCACGTTGTCGCTAGGATCGGCAGCCCCAATCATGGAAGCAGGCACCCGGAATATGGAAGCAATTTCTTCCCGGCTGTATTTCTGGGTTTCAATGAATTGCGCTTCGTCCGGATTAATCTGCAACTGGGAATATTCCAAACCACCTTCAAGGATGGCCACTCGTCCGGTGTTACTGGTGCCAGCGTGGAACCCTTCCCAGGTACGCCGAAGGTTGTCCTTGGCCTCTGGGCTGAGTTTGTTTGGGAATTTTAGGATGCCCGCAGGACGCCCACCATTTTTGAAGAAGCTGGCCCCGTATCGTTGCCCAGCCAGATGCAAACCAATGCTTTCCCGCTGCAAATGAATCGGCGAATAGCCAACTAGGCCATCCCATCCAAGGCCAAGAAGGTGCAGCATACGGGCTGCTGGCAGGCCCATATAAGGTTCCGAGTGTCGGTAATCGCCCTGGTAAATCGCATACCACACCGATTCCGTGACTGTATCCCAATAGGGTTGCACCTGAGTGGCGGGGATGTAATAAAGCGATGTTGCCGCACCGCTGGCATCACGAACAATTTCGGCGTAGGCGTTGCCGTGAAGGGTTGCCGATGCGGTCATCAATTCCTTGAAGGTAAATGCGTGATAGTCAGGAGAAGGCTCATAATTCAAAAGGTAATCCAGATTGTTTTCAAGTTGCTGCCGATTATTGTTCTGGCCCTTGCGGTAAATTCGAAATGGCAGGGTGGCTACGGTCTGGGCGATCAAATTTACGCAGGCCCAAACTGCCGATGATGAAAGTGCCGATTGTTCGCCCACACTAACACCGCTGAATGAAGGCGCATCGGTGTAAACAGCGGCATCATATTTTCCAACCGGACGCAACCACCTTTGAAATGTTTCAATGATATTCATAGTATGGTTATGCCCTCATTCATAAAGCTGTAATCGGCATCAGAGCCAACTGCCAAGAAGCGGCCTAAGGCAACAATCATAGCGTAAACTGCGTCAATCTTTTCTCGTTCCCGGCTCTTATCTATTCCAATATTTCCAAACTTATCGCTTGTGCAAACCACATTAGATATCTGCCATCTTAATACTGGATCATCCTGAACTACTACCCGGTTATGCTGAATGAATGTTTCTAATTCCTTCATGGGAAAATTGCAATTTCTTGGGGTTGGTCGCCATGCCAGCGTTTCTATCCCATGATCTTTTTGCAGCTTTCCGATTACGTCGCCATGATTCCATTCATCCACACCAATAGAGTGTACTTGGAATTTACTGCAACTTTCAACTATATCACTTACAATTTCACTCTGGTTTATCCACGGTGTTTCCTGTTGCCTGATAAAACCCTTGGAAATCCAATCCTTTAACATTGGCGCAGCGGCAAAAATACGCTCGGCAAAGTCGGCTGGATAATTGGGAACCCAATGCCAGTTCAAAAAATATCCTGCGTGATGCTCATCATAAGTGGGCGGGAAATACAAACTAAATGCCGTCATATCCCGCTTGCTGGAAAGATCGAGGCCACCATAGGCAATGCGGCCCTCGAGGCGTTCCATAAGCTCCTGGCGAGAATGCTTTTCCAGTCGATCCCATTTGTCAATCGGAATCCAAACAGGCCCAGAGCCTGCACCTGGCCAGAGGTTGAGATGGAAACGCTTAAAGTTAATTTCCTTTTCCACCGATGATTTCGCTTCGTTGCAGAGGTCGTGCATGAACTTTGGAAGGATGCTTATCCCATAATTTGGGTTGGCTTTCTTCCATTGTTCTTCGCTAGTCCAATCACCAGCCGGATCGGCTGCGTAAATCACCGGCAGAAATGTTTTATCTTTAATCACACCGTCACGAACTTTGCTGGCGTACTGGTGCTGCTGCCAGGCAAAGCTACCGAAGTTTCCAGCCGTGGTAATCTGCCAGAAGCTAAAATTCCTTCTGGCACCACCGGCGGTTCTAAGGGCGGTGTAAAGCTCATCGTTATGAAGGCAGTGAAGCTCATCCAGAATCACAAATGATGGATTAAGGCCGTGCTGTCTCTTAGCATCGGCACTGATTACCCGGTAGCTGGAATTCGTTTTCGGTACTTTGATTTCTGATTGCATTACTTTGCAGCGTTTGGAAAGCACCGGCGAATTCAAAACCATTGCCTTGGCGGTATCAAAGATTGCCCTGGCCTGCTGCCTGTCACTAGCTGCGCTTACCACTGAGGCCTGCCCGCCATCAGCCAAAAGAGCAAACAGACCAAGGCAGGCAACCAGGGAGGATTTTCCATTCTTGCGCCCAAGTTCCAAATAAACTTGCTGGTAAACCCGTTCGCCGTTTTCGTCGAGCGTATCAAAGAACCTGCGGAGCAAATCCTTTTGCCATTCTTCCAGGATAAAAGGCTTTCCGGCATCGCTACCCACAGTGTGGGTGCAATAGCTCTCAATAAATTTAATGGCCCGTTCAGAGGGCTTTACGGAGGTTTTATTCCCCAAAGATTTCCTTCTCCGTTTCATCCGGCTGCTGTCCGGCCTTTGGGATGGTTTCAGCCATAGAAGCGGAGATGTGTTTCAGGGAAGTTGCCCTGGCCATCGTTGGAATGGCCATGGACCGTAGGCAGGCTTGGTAAGTAACGCTTAAAGTGTTTGCCAGGCGTTCCATCGTGATGGTGTCGTCAATGTCGGTGGAAGGGCAGGCAATGGTAGCCCGCACATTATCCAGCGAACAGCGCAGGTGGGCGGCTTCTTCAATGACCAAGTGGGCCGAATCGGCATCAAAGAACGGATGTTTGCTAGCCGCTTCCCAAAGTTCCTCAAAATACCGATCAAATTTTGATTGTTCGGCCATAAATACCCCCTTTACCTAACTATTGAGTATAAAATAGGTAAAAT